CGGCTACCCCCGCACCTGAAACCACCGACACGCCCACCACAGCGCCCAGCAGAAGGGGCAGAAAGGCCAAGACTGTAACCCCGCCCCCGGCTGACAACTATGATCCGGTTGAAGATGCGGCAAAGGCGGCTTGTGGTGATCCTGATACCGTTGCTGAACCGGCCACCGGTGACACCCCGCCTTGGAACGATCTTCCCAAATGCCCGGACGGTGATCGCATTTTCAAACAGCATGACCAGAACCCGGAAATCCCCCTTTGCCCGTCCATTGACGCTGGCCACCGTTGCCACAAGGAAGGTGGCCCCGATGGTTGTCCCCTGTGGGATCGCCCCAAGGCCCCGGCAGAAGAAGGCGCACCCAAGACGGATGCCAACCCGCCCCGCCGTACCCGGAAGAAGCGTGAAGAATAATGGCTGATGTGCTGATGATTGCCGGGAAGCCTGAAACCATCTTCAAGGCCCGTGATTTTGAATATCTGGTTGAAAAATACATGGGCTATGAAGCGGCCAAGTATTTCCGGGAATACGCTGAAAAAGCTGATGAAGAAGTCAGATCGGCCAAGGCCGGCGAAAACACAGACCTTGCTTCCTATGAAGCTGACCTTGAAAGCAATCACAGAGCCTTTCAGGACATTCAGACGGAAGCCGCAGTTATCACGGGTGTTCTTCAAGAAAAACGGATAAACCGTGAGAAGATCGCCCATGCAATCAGGGAAATTGGAAAAATTCTTTCCAACCAAATATAAAAACAACATTTTTGGAGGTAAAAACTATGGCTATTGATTTTGACAAGATTGATCGTTCTGTTGATCTGAAGGGCCTTCAGGCTGATGTGGAGGATGCCAAGAAGAACGGCGGCGGAGATTTCCCCACCATCCCCGCTGGCAAGTATGAAGTGAAGCTGGAAAGCATGGAGATCAAAGGCACCAAGGCCGATCCCAACCGCCCCATGCTGGCCGTGTCCTTCAAAATCCTGTCCGGTGAGTTCAAGAACCAGCGCCTTTTCATGAACCGTGTCCTTTACGGCACCAAGAATGACAAGAACATGATCGCTTCCGCTATGGGCTTCCTTGAAAAGCTGGATTCCGGTGTTCCTGTCAGCTTCACCAGCTACAAGCAGTTTTCCCAGCTTGTTCTTGATGTGGCGGAAACCATTGATGGAAACTTGGAATATGCGGTGGACTACGATGATTCCCGCTTCAATTCCATCACCGTTGAAGAAGTTTTCGAGGTTGAAAACTGACACAAATTTTTTTACAATGGAAGTGTCCTTTAGGACACGAACCGTTTTTGAAAGTTCACTTTCAAACCGGGGCGAAAGTCCCGGAGTGGCCCCAAGTGAAAGCCTTCCCGTGGCGGGGCTGATAAGGCGGAAACGCTGACCGATTTCACAAAAGCTGAAAGGATGTGAGTTGATGATCTTCTATGATTTTGAGGTTTTCCGGTATGACTGGTTGGTTGTCCTGATCGACCTGAACGCCCGGAAAGAAACCGTGATTATCAATGATCCCGACAAGCTGAAGCGTTTCTATGAGGAACACAAGGGCGTGATTTGGGCCGGTTACAATTCCCGGAACTATGATCAGTACATCCTGAAGGCCATTCTGTGTGGGTTTGATCCAAAGCCTGTGAACGATTGGATCATTGCAGAGGACAAACCCGGTTACAGATATTCAAGCCTGTTCAGGGAATACCCGCTGATCAATTATGATGTGATGCCGAACCCGCCAATCAGCCTGAAGGCGCTGGAAGCGTTTATGGGCCATTCCATCAAAGAAACTTCTGTTCCCTTCGACATTGACCGGCCTTTGACTGAAGCAGAGTTGGCCGAAACAGTCAAGTATTGCCGCCATGATGTGGAACAGACGGTGGAAGTGTGGTTGAGGCGGAAGGAAGATGAATTTGATGCCCAAATGTCACTTGTGAAGGCGTTCCACCTTCCTATTTCCGACATTGGTCGCACCAAGGCCCAGCTTTCCGCCAAAATCCTTGGAGCCGTTCAGCGGGAACACAATGATGAATTTGAAATTGAGTTCCCGCCCAGCTTGCGGATCGAAAAATACACGAAAGTTTTGAACTGGTACAAGAACCCCCTGAACCGTGACTATTCCAAAACCCTTGAATTGGATGTGGCCGGGGTTCCCCATGTGTTCGCTTGGGGTGGCCTTCATGGGGCCATTCCCAAATATCACGGGGAAGGCTGGTTCGTCAATGTGGATGTGGCTTCCTATTACCCGTCTTTGATGCTGGTTTATAAGTGGCTTTCCCGCAATGTTCACGATCCTTCCAAGTATGCGGAAATCTACCACACCCGCCTGAAGCTGAAGGCGGAAAAGAACCCCATGCAACAGCCTTACAAGATTGTTCTGAACAGCACCTATGGCGCTATGAAGGATAAGCACAACGCCATGTATGATCCCCGGCAAGCCAACAATGTTTGTGTGGGCGGTCAGCTTCTTCTTCTGGATTTGATTGAACGGCTGGAAGATCATTGTGAAATCATCCAGAGCAACACGGATGGTATTTTGGTCAAACTTCGCCGGTATGAAGATTTTGAAATGCTGGACGATCTGTGTTGGGAATGGGAGCAAAGAACCGGGATGCGCCTTGAATTTGATGAATTTCAAAAGGTGTATCAGAAGGATGTGAACAATTACATCATTGTTCCTTCCGGGCCGCTTCGTGATGAAAAAGGGAAACCCCGCTGGAAGTGCAAGGGTGCCTATGTCAAAAAGCTGTCTGATCTGGATTATGACCTTCCCATTGTCAACCGGGCCATTGTGAACTATTTCCTTCATGGGATCAGCCCGGAAACAACCATCATGGAATGTTCCGATCTTCGAGATTTTCAGAAGGTTGTGAAGGTGTCCAGCAAGTACAAATACGCCCTTTATTCCCCGGTGATTACGGAAGCCAAGATCAGGGATGAAAAAGGCCGTTCCAAGAAAATCACCCGCTTCAGCGGCGGTGAGGTTCAGACGGATAAAACCTTCCGGGTGTTCGCTTCCAAGGATCAGAGCAAGGGCGGAATCTTCAAGGTTTCCGGGAAAATCGTCAAGGGCCGGGAAAAGAACCCTGAAAAGTTCGGCAACACCCCGGATCATTGTTTCTTCATCAATGATGATGTGACCAATCTTCCTATCCCGGATGAACTGGACAAGCAATATTACATTGATGTTGCTTGGGATCGGTTGAAAGATTTCGGGGTGGAACGATGAACAATAAAACCTTTCGGGGGGGGGAGCGTTGAAGCATGGAACTGTTTAGGGGCTATGTGCCTACCAGAAATAAACAATGCCTTGAAAAATTCAAAGGCGTTGAAAAACTGAAAACCCGTTCAGAAGTCCAAGACCTTGATGAATACGCCGGTATTCTTGGAGAAGAAACCATCCTGATTGATGTGGACGATGCGGAAACATCTGAACTTTTGTTCAGAATTGTTCAGGATTTAGAACTGAAGTGCAGAGTGTACGCCACCACACGGGGAAAACACTTCTTGTTCAAGAACTGTGGTGTTAAAAAAAGCTGGACGAAATGCACCTTGGCCGTGGGTATCACCACGGATGGAAAGGTTGGAGCTAATAACAGCTATGAAATCTTGAAGTCCGGTGGCGTGGAACGGCCCATTCTGTATGACTTCCCTGAAGGGGAGATTCAGGAACTTCCCAAATGGCTGACCCCGGTGAAAAGCAACTATGATTTTCCGAACCTTGGGGAAGGTGATGGGCGGAACCAAACCCTGTTCAACTACATTCTGACCCTTCAGAGTGACGATTTTACCAAGGAAGAAGCCCGTGAATGTATCAGGCTGATTAACCGTTATGTGTTGAAGAAGCCCCTTTCCGACAAGGAACTTGATGTGATCCTTCGGGATGATGCCTTCAAGAAAACATCCTTCTTCCGGGATAAAACCTTCCTGTTTGATAAGTTCGCCACCTACCTGAAGAACAACAACCATATTGTGAAGATCAATAACCAGCTTCACATTTACAAGGATGGTATCTATGTTTCCGGTGCCGGTGAGATTGAAGGGGCCATGATCAAGCTGATCAGCAACCTGAAACGGGCGTGGCGTTCGGAAGTCCTGTCCTATCTGGAAATCATGATTGAGGAAAACACCAAGGCCACCAACCCGAATATCATTGCTTTCAGCAACGGCCTTTACAATATCCGGGATGGTTCCTTCAAAGAGTTCACCCCGGATGTGGTCATTACAAATAAAATCCCGTGGCCGTACAACCCCGCCGCCCATGATGATCTGTTGGATCATACCCTGAACCGGCTGGCCTGTGATGATCCTGAAGTCCGGGCCTTGCTGGAAGAAATGGTGGGCTATTGTATGTACCGCCGCAATGAACTTGGCAAAGCCTTCATCCTGATTGGCGATAAGAGCAACGGCAAATCCACCTTTCTTCATGTGGTGAAGAACCTTCTTGGGGATCAGAACATTGCTTCCCTTGACCTGAAGGAATTGGGCGATAGGTTCAAAACCGCTGAACTGTTCGGCAAGCTGGCGAACATCGGTGATGATATTGGTGATGAATTTATTGCCAATGCTTCCGTGTTCAAGAAGCTGGTCACGGGTGATCGGGTGAATGTGGAGCGCAAAGGCCAAGATCCTTTTGAGTTCAACAATTATTCCAAGTTCCTGTTCAGCGCCAACAATATCCCCCGTATCAAGGACAAAACCGGAGCCGTTCAGCGGCGTTTGGTGATTGTTCCCTTCGATGCCAAGTTCACCCCCAATGATGCTGACTTCCGCCCGTTCATCAAGGATGAACTGTGTGAACAGGATTCTATGGAATATCTGGCCTTGCTTGGCCTTCAGGGGTTGAAGCGGGTTCTTGGGAACGCACAGTTCACCACATCCAGCAGAGTTCAGGGGCAGTTGGACGAATACGAGGAAAACAACAATCCCATTATTGGGTTCATCAAAGAAATTGGGCTGGATTGCATTGTGAATGAACCTACTAAGACGGTTTACCGGAAGTATAAGGAATATTGCATTGCAAACAACTTCCAAGCCCTTTCCAACATCGAGTTTTCCAGACAGATCACCAAGCGTTGTGGGCTGGTGATTGTGGATAAGTGGATCAGCCGTCTTGGGAAATGCCGGGTGTTTGTAGAAGAAAGTGAGGAATAACCAATGGATACTAAAATTGAACTGTACCATGATAATTTCCAAAATTTCAAGAGGTACAATATTCCCAAAGCCCAACTTGTCATTGCTGATATTCCCTATAATATCGGGGTTGATGCTTACGCAAGTAATCCTATGTGGTATCAGGGCGGTGACAACAAGAACGGGGAAAGCAAGTTGGCAAAATCCAGCTTCTTTCATACGGATGGCACCTTCAAGATTGCGGAATATATGCACTTCTGCAACCGCCTTCTTCGGAAGGAACCAAAGGAGAAAGGACAGGCCCCGGCTATGATTGTGTTCTGTGCCTTTGAGCAGATGCAAACCGTCATTGACTACGGGAAGAAGTATGGGTTTGAAAAGTCTTACCCGCTGTTCTTTACAAAGAACTATTCCGCCCCAAGTTCTAAAGGCCAACATGAAGATTGTTGGTGCCACAGAATTTGCGGTGGTGCTGTATCGGGATAAACTTCCCAAGTTCCGAAACATCGGCCCTGACGGGAACAAACACATGGTTTTCAACTGGTTCCCTTGGGAGAGGGACAACCGGAAGGAATATCCCAAAATCCATCCCACCCAAAAACCAGTCGGAGTTCTGAAACGGCTGATTGAGATTTTCACCGATCCGGGGGATGTGGTCATTGATCCTGTTGCTGGAAGTGGAACAACCCTTCGGGCCGCATACGAATTGGGGCGCAACGCTTATGGTTTTGAAGTTGATAAAAACTTCTACATAGCCGCTATGGAGAAAATGATCCCCGGAAAGAAGGACGGTGCTGAATGACCCACGAATATTCCAAGTTCAAGAACAAAAACATTCCCTATGCCAAGGTTGGGCGGCGAGTGTTCAATAGTCTGTTTGATGCAGAAACCTTTTGCACCGAACACGGCCTTGATGTCAATTCAGCTATTGAATATCGGGATGATCCTGAATTGAAAAATAACATTCAAACAATCGCCCAATACCAGAAGGCCATTCTTCAGGAATGTTTAGACCGGCTGAAGGCCCGTGCTGAAGCCTTGGTTCAAGAAATCAACCGGTGTAATGCTGATTTGGAAAAGTGCCACCCGCTGGATCGTGATTTCTTGACGGATCGGCGGAATGAAGCCATTGCAAAACATACGGGTACGATGGAAGCCCGTGAGATTGTGGCCGGATTGAAAAATAATTTAGAAAGGTTGACTGGTTGGCATGATTAAAGACAGCGGTGAACGCACCGAGTTTGGAACCGGCGCGGTTCGTGATATGCACAGCGGCAAAGGCCGCATGGATTTACTTCCGTGGGAAGCCTTGGTGGAGGTTTCCAAGCATTGTGAAGAAGGGGCCTTGAAGTATGGTGAACGGAACTGTGAAAAGGGTATTCCCATCCACAGCCTGATTGATTCGGCCTTCCGTCACCTTGCCAAGTACATGATGGGGATGGACGATGAACCCCACCTTCGGGCGGCTTGCTGGAACTGCCTGTTTGCCCTTTACATGGAGATTAAGCACCCGGAACTTCAGGATATTCCAACACGGATGAAGGCCCCGGTTCCCAAAATCAAGGCGGCTTCGGAGCCGTGCCGCCGATGCAAACACCGTGACCGCTTCGGGGATGAATTTCCCTGTGATGAATGTGTTCACAGACAGAATGGCACCAATGATATGTTTTACCCGGCAGATTGTAAGGAGGATGCAGAACAATGAAAATTATCAAGCCTGATGTGCAGTTCATCACCCCGATTGATGGGGCCACTATTCTGAAGCGGCTGGAACAATGTGGCCGTGTCTGCTACAAGTCCGAGGATAAGATCACGGAAGGTTCCGCTGAAAAGTTCGTTGCCGGGATCATCAAGCGGGGGCATGAAGCAGTTCTGGAACATTGTTCCTTCACGGTGAAGTTCATTTGTGATCGTGGGGTTTCTCATGAGATCGTGCGCCACAGGATGGCTTCTTACTGTCAGGAATCCACCCGCTATTGCAACTACGGCAAGGGCAAGTTCGGTGAGGAAATCACGGTGATTGAACCCTGTTTCCTGAATGAGCAGACCGCCCATATTTGGAAACGGGCCTGTGAAGCTACGGAAACCGCCTATTTTGATTTGTTGGCGGAAGGTTGTTCCCCGCAAGAAGCCCGTTCGGTTCTGCCCAACAGTCTGAAAACGGAAGTGGTCATGACGGCCAACATTCGTGAATGGCGGCATTTCCTGAAGTTGCGCTGTTCACCCGCCGCACATCCGCAGATGCGGGAAGTGGCCTTGATCCTGTTGGACAAGGTTCATTGGCTGATTCCGGTATGCTTCGATGATATTTGGAGTGAATACCATGCCGATGTTTAAGAAGTCCGGTGGCAAAATCTTTGGCGTTCAGTTCAACAAAGCTGAAGAAAAGGCCCTGAACCACGCAATCAATGAACAGATTGTGGAAAATGATCGGGCCTTTGACATGGACAAAGAATCATCCATCCTGTGGATGCTTCACACCCAATTTGGCTTTGGCCCCAAGCGCCTGAAGCTGGCATGGAAGCTGTTCTATGCCGAAACCTTGAAGCTACGGGAATATTACCTGATGGATCAGGAAGATGATGGGTGGCTGGCCCGTAAAAAGTTGAAGGACATTGGGTGTGACATTGAAGAATGGTACAGAGAAGAAGGAGGGAAAACCGATGCCTAAACCTTGGGAAAATGCTGAAGGGTATCACGATCCGACAGCCTACCACGGCACAAAGAATATCATCCGTGACGAGGATGAACAGCAGAAGCGGGTGAACACCCTGATCTTCGTCCTGAAGTACATCACCCGTTTGGCGGGGTTTGAACTTCTGAACCGCATTGAAATCAAAGACCGTAAAACTGGGAGGGAATACCGATGATGAATAAGCCTTGCCCTTTCTGTGGTGGAGAACCCTTTTTCATGGATTGTGACGGGTGGTATTGGGTTCGTTGTAGAAAATGTGGGGTTGAAACACCCGGATCAGATATAATAGAAATTGCGGAAAATCAATGGAATAGGCGGGTGAATGACGATGAAGAAAATGCTGGTGGTGCTGGCCCTGACGCTGTTCTTGATGGCCGTGGCGGAGCATTACAACATTGATCCCGCTTGGTTCCTGATTGTCTGGTATCTTTCAGACAACATTCCTACCCGGAACGCCTGAACAGGTGCTTCTTCAGTAGGGGTTGGAACAGCGGCCTTCAATATATGTGGAATGATGTTGAAGGCCCTGAAACCCTTGCAATACCTTGATTTTCTGTGAAATCCTTCAACATTCAACATTCAACAGATTACTTCAATTATTTAGAAGAAAAAATATATAGTATATGAAGAATGTAATAATAGTGAAGAAGGCGCTTCTGATCTTGAATGTTGAAGGATTTTCCGAAAACCCTTGATATACCGGCGTTTGATGCCCTTCAACATTTATTCCAGAAAGGATGTGTTACATAGTGAATGACAAAGACCTTTCCCAACAGGCCAAGGAATACTTTTCCCAAATCAGGAAAACGGATCGTTTGATCAACCGGCTTGATAGCACCATTGTAACCTTGCGTTCCAGCCTGACTTCCACCGGAAGCCAACTGAAGCAGGACAAGGTTCAGACTTCAGGCCCCAAGAATACCCTTGAAGAAACCATCACCAAGATCATTGACCTTGAAGCCAAGATCAATGCCCGGATTGATGAACTTGTGAGCATGAAACAGGAAGCGTTCACCATGATCAACCGGATTCCTGACCTTGATCAGCAAAATATTCTGATCGGGCGCTATATTCAGTTGAAAAAATGGGAAGATATTTCTGAAGAACTGAATTATTCTATGCAATGGGTTTTTGAACTTCACGGAAAGGGTTTACTTGCTTTTGCCAAGGCAAACAGCGACTTTCTAAACAACCGAGAAAACCAGAGTGCCACCGGTTCCAAACAGAGTAAAGAATCGGTAGAATAGTAAATAAGAAATTGCGCCTACGGGAAACCGGGGCGCTTTTTCTATGCCTGATGAAAGGGGTGAATACCTGTGACACCAAGACAGCGGAAGTTCTGTGATGAATACCTGATCAGCGGCAATGCTACGGATGCGGCAATCAAGGCGGGGTATTCGCCCAAGACCGCAAAGCAGACGGGTTCTGAAAACCTTGCAAAACCTGACTTGAAAGCGTACATCGAAACCGAACTTGAAAAACTTCATTCGGCCAAGATCGCTGATGCTGAAGAAGTCATGAAATACCTGACTTCGGTAATGCGGGGTGAACATACTGAAGAAATCCCGATCTTGTGCGGTGACGGTTGCCAAGAGTTGACACAGAAAGAGGTTGGAGCCAAAGAAAGGCTGAAGGCCGCTGAATTGATTGGCAAGCGTTATGGTATGTTCACGGACAAGGTAGGTGTGGAAGGGGCCGTTCCGGTGATTATCACGGGGGATGATCAACTTGAAGATTAGCCCACAGGCCAAGCGGGTTCACCTTCCTGAAGTGGTTGGCAAGGGTTACGGAACCTTCTGGAACTTCAAAGGCCGTTACCGGGTGTGTAAGGGAAGCCGTGCTTCCAAGAAATCCAAGACAACGGCCCTGAACATCATCAAACGGATGATGCAATACCCGGAAGCCAATACCCTTGTGGTTCGTAAGGTGTTCAGAACCTTGAAAGATTCCTGTTTCACCGAACTGAAATGGGCAATCAACCGCCTTGGGGTTTCAGCCTATTGGGAAATCAAGGAAAGCCCCCTTGAAATGACTTACCTTCCCACCGGTCAAAAGATTTACTTCCGGGGCCTTGATGATCCCCTGAAGGTCACTTCAATTACGGTTGAAATAGGGTTTCTGTGCTGGTGCTGGATTGAAGAAGCATACGAAATCATGAATGAAGCTGATTTTGATATGCTGGATGAATCCATCCGTGGTGCTATCCCGGAAGAAACCGGCCTGTTCAAGCAAATCACGCTGACATTCAACCCGTGGAACGAAAAGCATTGGATCAGGAAACGCTTCTTCGGTGAAGTCACCGGCAAGGATGCCCAAGGGAACCCCACATACAAGTTCCATGATAGCTGGATCAGCCCGGATGGGCAGATTTACGCCACAACCACCAATTACCTGTGTAATGAATGGCTGGACACGGCGGATTTGAAGGTGTTCAACACCATGAAGGAAAACAACCCCCGCCGTTACAAGGTGGCTGGCCTTGGGGGTTGGGGCATTGTGGATGGCCTGATTTTCGATAATTGGCGGGAAGAAGCCTTTGATTATCTGGCTATTTCCAAAAAGCCTGATGTGAAAAGCGCCTTCGGCCTTGACTTCGGTTATACCAACGATCCCACGGCCCTGTTCTGTGGGCTGGTGAGTGAGAAGGAAAGAACCATTTGGGTGTTTGATGAACTGTATGAAAAGGCCCTGACGAACCGGGCAATCTGTGACCGGATCACCGGCATGGGCTACGGCAAGGAACGGATTAAGGCCGATTGTGCCGAACCCAAGAGCATTGATGAATTACGGGATGCTGGCCTTCATCGTATCAGAGCCGCCCGGAAGGGCAAGGACAGCGTGAACAACGGAATCCAGTACATTCAGGGTTACACCATCATTGTTCATCCCCGATGCGTGAACTTCATCACAGAGATTTCAAACTACACATGGGCAGAAGATAAGTTCGGGGCCAAGATCAATGTTCCCATTGATGATTTCAACCACCTTATGGACGCTATGCGTTACGGGCTGGAAGATATGTTGGTTGGCCCCGCCTTCAGCTTCGACTAATAACATGATAGTAACAAAACACACGAAAAACACACGGTTTCCGTGTGTTTGCGTTTATTAAGCAATGAAGAAAGGCGGTAAGTGAATATGTTTCTGGATAACGCTATGGAGCGTATCAACCGCCTGATCCTTCAGGGTGGGCGAAATGGCATGACTGAACTTCAGTTTTACGCCGCTGAAATCCGTGAATGGAAGAACAGCCTGAAGCGCATGGATCAGATTAAAGGCGCTGACTACTATGAAGGCCGTCATGACATTCTGAACCGGAAGCGCACAATCATTGGTGCTGATGGCAAACTTCAGGAAGTGGACAATCTTCCGAACAACCGCCTGATTGATAACCAATATGCCCTGATGGTGGATCAGAAAACCAACTACCTTGTGGGCAAGCCCTTCACGGTGAACTGTCAGAACAAAGCCTATGCGGACGCTTTGAACAATGTGTTCAATAAGCGGTTCCATCGGCTTCTGAAGTATGTTTGTGAAGATGCCTTGAATGGTGGCCTTGGCTGGTTGTTCCCGTTCTATGACAAAAAGGGCAATCTGGCCTTCAAACATTTCCCGGCCTATGAAGTTCTTCCGTTTTGGGCTGACGATGATCACACCATCCTTGATTCTGCTATCCGTCTTTACCCGCAGGAAGTGTGGGATGGATATACCAAGAAAATCATTGAACGGGTTGAACTGTTCAAGACCGATGGCCTTTACCGGTATATCTATGATGGAAGCGAACTGAAGCCTGATGTGGAAGCCGGGGAACATGAAAGCTACTTCACCATTGAGGAAGAAGGCAAGGAACCCACCGAATTGAATTGGGAACGGATTCCCCTGATTCCGTTCAAGTATAACAAACAGGAAATCCCCCTGATTCGCCGTGTGAAAACCCTTCAGGACGGAATCAACACCATGATTTCCGACTTTGAAAACAATATGCAAGAGGACGCACGGAACACCATCCTGATCCTGAAGAATTACGATGGTGAAAATCTTGGTGAGTTCCGCCGCAACCTTGCCACCTTCGGAGCCGTGAAGGTTCGTGATGATGGTGATGTTACCACCCTGACGGTGGAAGTCAGTTCCGAGAACTACAAGGCCATTTTGGATGTGTTCAAGAAAGCCCTGATTGAAAATGCCCGTGGCTACGATGCCAAAGATGATCGCCTGTCCGGGAATCCCAATCAGATGAACATTCAATCCATGTATTCTGACATTGACCTTGACGCAAACGGCATGGAAACCGAGTTCCAAGCGGCCTTTGAAGAACTGTTGTGGTTCATCAACAACCACTTCAGCAACACCGGCGTTGGAGATTTCACGGATGATGTGGCGATTGTGTTCAACAGGGATATTCTGATCAATGAATCGGAATCCATTGAAAACTGTTCCAAGTCCGTTGGTATTCTGTCCAATGAAACCATTGTGGAACAGCACCCGTGGGTTACGGATGTTGAAGCAGAAATGGCCCGGTTGCAGAAGGAAAAGGAAGAAGCTATGGCACAGGCACAGGAATACGCCGGGGCCTTCCAGACCGGTAACCCGAACCAAGGTGATAATGGTGGGGGCGAATAACCCCCGCCGTTTCACAATATATGCCGGGGCAGACCTTGAGTGTGGCGGGGTGCTATTACTCCTACCCGCCAAAGGGTGAAATTCCCTTCCCCGGCCCATCATGGCCCGTTAGTCAAGTGGTTAAGACACCGCCCTTTCACGGCGGTAACGCCGGTTCGATCCCGGCACGGGCTACCATGGCCACAAAGGAAGGAACCAAAATTCAGCAAGGCGCAAGCCCCTATGAAGAAACAGCGTGGCCTTCTATGCTGAAGTGGATGGAATAGGCAGACACGGCGGATTCAAAATCCGTTGCCGCAAGGCGTGTGGGTTCAAATCCCACCTTCAGCACCATTTTTCAGGATTGGAGGAACTGCCCATGAGAAATGTGGACTATTGGCGTGGACGGTTTTCCATCTTGGAGGACAGCGCCCACAGAGAAGCCCAGCGAACCATTCAGAACATGGAAGGACTGTATCTGGATGCACAGCGTTCCGTTCAGAAGGAAATTGAAAGCTGGTATGCCCGTTTTGCGGTGAACAACCAAATCAGCCTGACCGATGCCCGGAAATGGCTGACTGCTGGACAGCTTGAAGAATTTCATTGGAGCGTTGAACAGTATATCAAGATCGGTGAACAGGCCGGGTTGGATGCGGCATGGCTGAAGAAGCTGGAAAATGCGTCTGCCCGGTTCCACATTTCCCGCCTTGAAGCTGTTCAGACAGGTATTCAGCAACAGCTTGAATTGCTGTACGGCAATCAGGTTGATAGTCTGGATGCCCTGTTGAAGAAGGTTGTGGGCAATGGCTACACCCACACGGCTTTTGAGGTTCAGAAGGGTGTGGGCCTTGGCTGGGATATTACCGGGCTGGATCAGAAGAAACTTGAAACATTGCTTTCAAAGCCTTGGACAACGGACGGGAGAACCTTTAGTGACCGTATTTGGTTCAAGAAACAAGAATTGGTTGACAGCCTTCAAAAAGAATTGGTTCAGGGCCTTCTTCGTGGTGACAGCCCCCAAAAAATCACGGATGCCATTCAGAAGAAGTTCAAAGTTTCCCGGTACCAGGCCGCACGACTTGTAAATACGGAAACAAGCTATTTCAACGCCCTTGCCGCAAAAGAGACCTATAAGGAATTGGGCGTTAAGAATGTGGAGATTTTGGAAACGCTGGATTCCATCACCTGTGCATTTTGTGCAAGTATGGATCGAAAAGTGGTTCCCATGTCGGAGTTTCAACCGGGTGTTACCGTTCCCCCGTTTCATCCACATTGCCGAGGAACTACGGTTCCCGCCATTGATGAAAAATATATGGGTGAAAGAGCCGCAAGGGATCAGGATGGAAAAGTTTACTATGTCCCCGGTAATATGAGTTATTCCGAATGGAAGAAAACTTTTGTGGACAACGGTTCCAAAGATGGGTTGACCCTTGCAACCATCGGGAGTATAATTAAAAATACAGTTTCGATGGTAAAAAGCGAGGGTTCCAATGTGCAGACGGTAGGCCGTATTGATATAGAAAAATACCGTTGCATTACGGACGAGATCGCCACCGATGAAGTGATTATCACCCCGGAACGGATTCAGCATATTGAAGAACGCCACCCCGGAGATTACGAACAGTTCGTTAAGTATGTTGCGGATATTCTGGAAAACCCGCATTACATCTTGGAAGCAAACAAGCCTAATACCGGTGTGATTCTGAAAGAAATTGAAGAAAATGGCGAAAAGTTCAAAGTGATTCTACGGGTAAAGGTAGAGAGTGACCCCGCTGAATATCGAAACTCCATCTTGTCCTTCTGGCAAATTGGTGAAACCACATGGAAGAAGAATGTGAAGAACAAGAAAATCCTTTACAAGCGGGAATAATACTGCTATACTTTAGATAGGATAAGAACGGGCTTTGAGGTGGAAAAAGCGTTCCCATACGCCACACGCCTTTTGGTAGTGGGCAAAAGAGATGCCGGGAGTGACGCTCCGGCCAAAGTCCAATCTTCAAGGGAACAGGTGAAAACCTGTTCCCTTCTTCTATGTGCTGAAAAAAATTGAAAAACCCTCTTGACTTTTCTGTTGCTACAATATATAATTGTTGTAGCAACAGAAAAGAAGGTGAATAAATGGTTGCTAAAAAAGGCCGTCCTGTTTCAGAGAACCCCAAAGATTATATGCTTCGGGTGAGGATGGATGAACAGACTTTGCAACAGCTTGATGAATGTTGTGAAGCTGAAAATCTTTCTCGATCTGAAGTAGTAAGGAAGGGGATTCAGGAACAGCATAGCAAACTAAAGAAATAGGGTGTCGGCTACCCGCTAAAGTACACCAACACCCTAAACCACCAGAGGTTTCCCAACTGGATAAATCCATTCTATCACAGTTGGGAACTTCTATCAAGTGAAAATTGATGGAGGTTTAACATGGAAAAATTGATCAAGAGCATTGAAGGCGTACACCCCGGTAAGTATGACCTTCGCAGGAATGAACTGGATGAACTCTATGACGCATATCATCACGATACTTTCAAGCTGATTGCCGTGGTGTTCAAGCTGGGCTTTGCCCGTGGACAGAAGGCGGTGAAGAAGGCATGAATGAACTTCAGGTATTCACCAACCCCGAATTTGGACAGGTGCGAACCGTGACCATTGAGGAAGAACCTTGGTTCGTGGGTAAGGATGTGGCGGTTGCCTTGGGGTATGAATCGCCACGGGCGGCAGTCAGCAAGAAGGTTGACCCGGAAGATAAAGGCGTTTCCGAAATGGAAACACCTTCAGGGAAGCAGCAAATGACCATCATCAACGAATCCGGTTTGTATGCCCTGATCTTCGGAAGCAAGCTGGAAAGCGCCAAACGCTTCAAACATTGGGTGACGCATGAGGTTCTTCCCGCAATCCGTAAAACCGGAAGTTATTCCATCATCCCGAAAGCAAGAGCATTGACCACAGACGATTACATGAAGGCGGCACAACTGGCCGCTACCTGTCGGAATGAACGGCTTCCCTATGTGCTTGGATTTCTGGAACAGGCCGGGTTTAATATCCCGGAAGTGACCGCCACGCCCCCGGCCTTGGATGGGCCTGTGGATTGCACGGAGATTCAAAGACTGATGGATGAACGGGGCATTTCCGTAACGGAACTTTCCAAGCTGACGAACATTTGCAAAGCGTCTTTGAGTTATTACAAACGGGGCATTTACAAGCCGAACCGTGAACGCTATCGCATTATCATTGACGCATTAACTTAATTGATGATTTGACCACCCCGGCCTTTGGCCGGTGGTGGTTTTTTCATACCATTTTCGCCGTTTCCCGGTGGTGGGCGGTAAACAGAACCGGGAAAATCGTGGTTCCTAACCCACGGTAAAAAAGGATTTTGGAGGTAACAACAATGACTAAAGAAAAGCTGTTGGAATGGGGCCTGACTGAAGAACAGGCCACAAAGGTTATGGAGGGCTTGAACGGTTCCTTCGTCACCAAGGCCCGGTTCAATGAGGTCAACACCGAACTGACCACCGCCAAGAACACCATCAAAGAGCGTGACACCCAGCTTGAAACGCTGAAGAAGTCCACAGGTGACACCAAGGCGCTTCAGGATCAGATCACACAGCTTCAGACCGACAACGCCAACCAGAAGAAGGCCCATGAAGCCGAACTGAAGGCGCTGAAGATCGGCAACGCCGTTGATATGGCATTGACCGGAGCCAAGGCCAAGAACAACACCGCTGTTAAGGCGCTGATGGCTGATTTTCTTGCCAAGGCTGAACTGGCCGATGATGGCACGGTGAAGGGCTTGAGTGACGAAATCAAGAAGCTGGTGGACGGTCAGGACACAGCTTTTCTGTTTGACACCAAGGCCCCTGATAAGAAGTTCAAGGGTGCCAAGCCCGGTGAAAAGAGTGATACACCCCCGGCCGGTGATGATCCTTCCAAAATGACCTATGATGAACTGTGTCAGTATTTGGAAGCCCACCCGGATGCAAAGTTGGACTAACCAACACCCCTACAAATCTTATTTTTAGAAAGGAAGTTTTGAACTATGCCTAACAACAAGTTTGATTCCAAGAGTTTCAATGCTGAAGCGTTCAAGTACATGGTGGCCCGTGTTCCCAACCTGAACATGAACGAAATCAAGAAATCCCGTGCATTGGCCGCAAACCCTGACATTCAGGAAGTGTTCAGCGGTCAGAACGGCACCGCTTACGCCCGTCTTGCCATGCGTGGCCTGATTGACGGTGATGCGGTGAACTATGACGGTTCTACCGACATTACCGCCACTTCCACCAAGACCTTTGAACAGGGCGTTGTGGTGGTTGGCCGTGCCAAGGCGTGGAAAGAGCGTGATTTCTCCTATGATGTGACCGGTGGCGTTGATTTTATGGCGAATATCAGCGAACAGGTCGCACAGTACAAGGATGAACTGGATGAAGCCACCATTCTTTCCATCCTGAAGGGCATTTTTGCCATGTCCACCACCGATGCCAAGAACAAGGAATTTGTGGAGAAGCACACCACCACCGTTTCCGGTGCTATGACCGCCACCACCCTGAACACGGCGGCAAACAAGGCTTGCGGTGCGAACAAGAAGAAGTTCACTTTGGTTTTCTGCCATAGTGATGTTTCCACCGGCCTTGAAAACCTGAACCTGATCGAACGCCTGAAGTACACCGACAAGGACGGTATTCAGCGTGATTTGGAATTGGGTACTTGGAACGGCAAGCTGGTAATCGTCACTGATCAGATGCCCGTTTCTGAAGGCTATTTCGATGCCGATGCCAACACCACCGGCGCTTTGAAGATCGTTGCTTCTGGCACCCCCGCTGATGGCGAAATCCTTCTGTCCAAGGTCACGCCCTACTTCGGTTCCAAGACCCTTGCGGCCAATGATTATGTGGTTGCTGGTGTTCAGTACACCACCTACGCTATGGGTAACGGTGCCTTCTCTTATGAGGACATCGGCGTAAAGGTTCCCTATGAAATGGCCCGTGACCCCAAGACCAACGGCGGTGAGGATTTGCTGTATATGCGTCAGCGTAAGGTTTTCGCCCCCTTCGGCCTGTCCTATGAGAAGAAAACGCAGGCAAGCACCAGCCCCACGGCGGCTGAACTGGAAAACGGCGGCAACTGGACGCTGGTTCATTCCGGTGAAAGCACCGCAAGTCAGCGTTCTTACATCAACCACAAGGCCATTCCCATTGCCCGGATTCTTTCCCGTGGCTAAAGGCGGTGAACCCCGTTGCGTGATAAAGCGGTTGCAATGCTAACGGCCCTTGGCGTGGCGGGGGCCGCTGATGATCCGCTGTTGGATATTGCCTTGAACAATGTTCAATGGCGGATCAAAAACCTTTCCAACCTTTCCGAAATCCCGGAAGGGTTGGAAAGTCTGGCCGTTTCTATGGCCGTGGGCGAATACCTGAACATGAAGAAGTGTTCTGGACAGCTTGAAGGGTTTGATCTGGATGCGGCGGCGGTGAAATCCATTCAGGAAGGTGACACCAACATTACCTTTGCCCTTGGTGAAGGTAGTTCAACCCCTGAACAGAGGTTGAACAGCCTGATTGATTATCTGATCAACGGGCGCATTGGTGAAATCTACCGTTATAGGCGGTTGGTATGGTAAATAAGGCCGTGCGAACCGCCTTGGAACGGTTGTGGAAGGATCGGTGTTCTATCTTCATTCGTGAGGAAGTCACCGATCCTGTTACCCACCTGACGGATTCTGAAGAAAAGCCGCTTCTTCAGGATCAGCCGTGCAAGCTGTCTTTTGAAACATTAACTTCAACCAATGGGGATGAAGTGGCAACCGCCCAACAGGTGGTGAAGCTGTTCCTTTCCCCGGATGTGAAGGTTCCCGCAGGATGCAAGATCATTGTCACCCGTCCAAATGATGTGGAACGAACCTTCATCTATTCCCGTTCCGGTGAACCGGGCGTGTTTTCCAACCATCAAGAAATCATGCTTGAACCCTTCAGGGGGTGGGCCTGATGGGAAGATGGGGCCGGTGTGATTACCGGGAATTGAAGAAGCTGGATGAACGCCTTCAACAGCTTTCGGAAGTTGACATGGATCGGCTTTGCCGGGATGCCGCCAAGAAGATTGCCCAAATCCTTCTGAATAAGGTGAAGAAAAGAACCCCGGTTGGCGTGGCCCCCAAGTTTGATGGACCCAAGACCGTAAAGGTAAAGGGTGCAAGCGGGAAAAGCCGAACCTTTCTTACCCGTTCCGGGGCTATCCGGGAACAGTATTGGGCCGGGTATCGGGGCGGTTCCTTGCGGGATGCTTGGACGATTCTTCCCATTGAAAAACATGGGGATCAGTACACCGTGACCGTTATCAACAATTTGGAATATGCGTCCTATGTGGAATACGGCCACCGGCAAACACCGGGGCGCTATGTTCCCGCCTTGGGTAAGACCCTGAAGGCAAGTTGGGTTCCGGGCAAACTGATGCTGACCATTTCCGAACAGGAAGTAAAGGTTTTGGTTCCGTCCATTCTGAATGATATGTTGTATGACGCTTTGAAGGGGGTGTTCAGTTGATCAATGAAATCATCAAAGGTGTTTCCATGAAGCTGAACGCCACCTTTGGAGCCGGGTACAAAATCTATCAGAATGATGTGGAACAGGGCTTTAAGGAACCCTGTTTTTTCATTGCTGTCCTGAAGCCTGACATTTCCCCGTTGCAGAAGAACCGATTCATGAACCGGAACCCGCTGGATGTTCACTATTTCCCAACCAGCGGGAGAAACAACGCTGAATTGTTCACTATGGCCGGGGATTTGATGGAATGTTTGGAGTTCATCACCCTTCCCAATGGGGATGTGCTTCACGGAACTTCCATGAGTTATGAAGTGCAAGACGGGGTTCTTCACTTCTTCGTCAACTTCAATCTGACACTTCGCAGAGAAACCGAGGAAACCGCAATGGAAACCTTGGAAACTACTGTGGAGCCAAAGAAAGGGTGATTGAATGGCTACCAGAAAGAAAGCCGCCACCGCACAGGAACCGACCATCACGGCCCCGGTGGTATTCCCCAAAGAACGGGTGTTGACCTTCAGGCGTTACGCTGACCGGCGTGATCTTCTGTCTGTCCTTTTGGAAGATGGGAAGGAATACACCTTCGATCAGATTGATGGGCTGATCAATGACTTTATGAAAGGTAAGGTGAAATAATATGGCCCTTGGCGGCGGCACCTTCTTGGTGCAGAACAAGGTTCTGCCCGGTGCATATATCAACTTTATTTCTGTGGCGCAGGCAAGCGCCACCCTTTCTGACCGTGGCATTGTCACCATCCCCCTTGCTATGAATTGGGGGCCTGAAGGCAAGATTTTCACGGTGGAACAGGCTGACTTTATCAAGAACAGTCAGAAAATTTTCGGCTATGCGTACACGGCGGATGAACTGAAGCCTATGCGTGAAATCTTCCTTCACGCCAAAACCGTTCATTTCTTCCGCCTTGGCACCAGCGGCGTGAAGGCGGCTAACACCTACGCAACGGCCAAATACCCCGGCACCCGTGGTAATGATCTTCGTACCGTTATCACGGCGAATGAGAACACCACAGAACAGAAGCCGCTGTTCGATGTGGCAACCTTCTTGGGAACCGTTCAGGTTGATCTTCAGGAAGGTGTGGCCGCTATCACCGATCTGAAGGCCAATGCCTATGTGGATTGGAAGTCCAGCGGAACCCTTTCTTTGACCGCTTCCTTGCCCCTGACGGGCGGCACCAATGGCACCGTGGCCGATTCCGACTATCAGACCTATCTTGATCAGGCGGAAGCGTACACCTTCAACGCTATGGGTTGCACCGAGAGCAAGGCCACCATCACCGCCCTGTTTGCGGCCTTCGCAAAGCGGATGCGTGATGATGTGGGCAAGAAGTTTCAGGTGGTTCTTTTCCGCAAGCTGGCCGATTATGAAGGCGTTGTGAGCGTCAAGAACGGCCTGACTTCCGACAAGACTTCCACCGCCCTGATCCCTTGGGTTACGGGCGTGATCGGCGGAACGGCGGTCAATAAGAGCGCCACCAACATGACCTATGATGGTGAATATGATGTTGATACCGATTTCACGCAGACCCAGCTTGAAAACGGGATCAGGGAAGGTTCCTTCATGTTCCATCGTGTGGATGAAGCGGTGTGTGTCCTGACTGACATTAACAGCTTCATTTCCATCACGGATGAAAAGTCCAGCGATTTTTCCAGCAACCAGACGATCCGAGTTTTGGATCAGATCGCCAATGATATTGCCGTTCTGTTCGGCAAGAAGTATCTTGGCAAGGTTCCCAATGATGCCGCTGGCCGGATTTCCCTTTGGAACGATATTGTGAAGCACCACACGGAACTTCAGGATATTCGGGCCATTGAGAACTTCAGCGGCGAAAATGTGACGGTTGAAAAGGGCGATACCAAGAAATCCGTGGTGGTTACTGATTATGTGACCCCCGTGAACGCTATGGAACAGCTTTATATGACCGTCTATGTTCAGTAAGGAGGTACAACCATCATGGCAGATAGAACCATCATGAACGCCAAGGATGCTGTTTCCGCTTCCTTGGCTGAATGTTTCGTGACCATCGGGGATAACCGTTACAACTTCATGCAGGCTATCAACCTTGAAGCCAACTTTGAGAAGAACAAAACGGAAGTTCCCATTTTGGGCAAGACCGGCAAGGGCAATAAGGCCACCGGCTGGAAGGGTACGGGTTCCGCCACCTTCCACTATAACACTTCCATCTTCCGTGAGCTGATGAAGCGTTATAAGGACACCGGCGAGGATGTCTATTTTGACATTCAGGTGACAAATGAAGATCCCACTTCTTCTGTGGGCCGTCAGACCGTGATCCTGAAGGATTGCAATATGGACGGCGGCTTGCTTGCCAAGTTTGACGCTGATGCGGAATACTTGGATGAAGATATGGACTTCACCTTTGAAGATTTCGAGATGCCCGAAACCTTCAGCCTTTTGGCCGGTATGCAGTAAGCAGAGCGCCCCGGCCTTACTTCGGTAGGGGCCGGGGCCTTTTTTCGTATCAAAATATAGGAGGAAAAAACAATGAGCCTGTCCGCTTTTTTGGCTGAAAACGCCGTTCCCGTTGAGAACATCAAGTTTGTTGCTTCCAAACGCTTCTTGGGTGAGGATGGCAACCCCATTCCTTGGGAGATCAAGACCATCACCGGCACCGAGGATGAAGCCCTTCGGAAGTCCTGTGCCAAGCGTGTTCCGGTTCCCGGCAAGAAGAACCAGTATCAGAAGGAAACCGACTATGATCTTTACCTTGGCAAGCTGGCCGTGGCTTGTACCGTGTTCCCCAATCTGAATGATAAGGAACTTCAGGACAGCTATAAGGTCATGGGCGCTGATGCCCTTCTGAAAACCATGCTGACCCCCGGCGAATATGCCGAATACCTGACCAAGATTCAGGAAGTGTGTGGTTTTGATACCACCATGCAGGATGAGGTTGATGAAGCAAAAAACTGATCTGTGAAGGTGATGGTGAAGCCAACATTGCTTACTATTGCCTTCACGAACTTCATTTAACACCTTCCGCCTTCTATGCTTTGCCCCGGCGTGAACGGGCCTTCATCATTGCGGCCATTGATGTTCGGGTGGAAGCTGAAAAGAAGAAGCAGAAGGAAATTGAACGCAAACAGCGCCGGGGCCGACACCATTAAGGCCCCGGCTATTCTCCAAGAAAGGTGGTGATCCCTGTGGGAACTATCCGAACCGCTATTGCCCTTTATGATGGTGTTACCAGCCCCCTTCAGAGTATGCACAAGGCTATGGGTGTTGTGCTGAACACCTTTGAATCCATGCAACAGGCTTCCGGTAGAGCCGTTGACACGGCGGCAATCCGGGAAGCCCGTGAAGAATGGGCGAAAGCGGGAACCGCCTTTGATGCCATTGAAGAAAATATCAGGAACGCCAATAATGAACAGCAAAAGTTCAATAATTCCATTCGTGGGGGTAACAATTCCGCCAATGGACTTCTGTCCACCATCAAGAAAATTGCCGTTGCCGCTGGTGGTATCGTCGGGATCAATAAGGTGCAGAACATTTCGGATAAATTGGCAAGCACCAAGGCCCGGTTGAATCTGCTGGTGGATGATGGCGGTTCCGTGGATGTGTTGGAACAGAAGATCATGGCTTCCGCCCAGCGTTCCCGATCCGTTTACTTTGATACCGCTTCCGCCGTTGCGAAACTTGGCTTGAACGCCGGTAACGCCTTCAACGGTGACATGAATCAGGTCATTGCTTTCATGGAGCAGGTGAACAAGCAGTTTGTTATTGGCGGCGCTACGGCCCAAGAGCAAAGCAACGCCATGATCCAGCTTACACAGGCAATGGCGGCGGGTGCGCTTCGTGGTGAAGAACTGAACTCCATTCTGGACGGTGCGCCGGGTATCGCAAGAGCCATTGAAAAGTATATGGGGATTGCGGAAGGTTCCATCAAGACGGTTGCACAGGAAGGCAAGGTAACGGCTGAAGTGGTGAAGAACGCCATGTTTGCTATGGCGGATGAAACCAACGCAAAGTTCGATTCCATGCCCAAGACTTGGGCGCAGATTTGGGCCGGGATGAAAAATAAAGCCCTTTCCATGTTCGCCCCGATCCTGACCAAGATCAACCAGATTGCCAATAGCACCAAGTTCCAGCAAGTTACCACGGCCCTGATCAATGGGCTTGCGGGGGTTGCAAATGTGGCTTCTTCGCTATTGGATATTCTGATTTCCGTTGCTTCGGTGATTGTTGATAATTGGAGTTGGATTCAGCCTATCATCATGGGTATTGTGGCCGCTATGCTGATTTATAACGGTGTGGCGCTGGTGACAAATGCCATTATGGGTATTCAGGCAACGGCCAAGGCCGTTCATGCGGCGGCAACTGCTATGGAAGCGGGAGCCACTTTCACCGCTACGGTAGCCCAGCAGGGCCTAAATGCGGCGCTTTTGGCTTGCCCCCTTACATGGATCATCCTTCTGATTATCGCCGTCATTGCGGCTATCTATGCGGCGTGTGCGGCAGTTGCCAAGTTCACCGGAATTGCAAATAGCGGCTTCGGTGTGATTTGCGGGGGAATCATGGTTGTGATTTCCTTCTTCAAAAACCTTGGCCTGTCCGTGGCGAATATTGCCTTGGGTATCTGGAACGCTTTGGGGGCTTGTGCTTCCAATATCGGAACCGCCTTCCATAATGTCATTTCCAATGTTCAGGGATGGTTTTATAACCTTCTTTCTACGGCCCTTACAGTTGTGGCCGGTATTTGTGAAGCCCTGAACAAGTTGCCCTTCGTTGAGTTCGACTATTCCGGGATCACCAGCAAAGCAAGCGAATATGCGGCCAAGTCCGCTGAAGCCTATGGGAATGTTGAGGAATATAAAAGCGTTGCCGATGCCTTCAATGAAGGAATGTCTACCTTTGACACCTTCCAAGATGGTTGGGCCGCTGATGCCTTTGCTTCCGGTGCCGCTTGGGGTGATGGTGTGGCCGATAAGGTTTCCGGTATGTTTGATTTTTCCGCCTTGGATTCTATGGGGGCTGATTCTTTGGATGCCTTCAACCTTGGCAATGATCTTGATAGCATTTACGGGAACACCGGCGATATTGCAAACAACACAGCGGCCACCGCTGATGCCTTGGATATTGCTGAAGAAGATTTGGCTTATCTTCGTGACATTGCGGAGCGTGAAGCAATCAACCGGTTCACTACCGCTGAAATCAAGGTTGAACAGCACAATGAAAACCACATTGCTTCTGAACTGGATGTTGATGGAATTATGGCCGCATGGACAGAAAGTTTTGCAGAACAGTTGGCGGTATCGGCGGAAGGGGTGCATGAGTAATGGCGTATAAACTGTATATGGCGGGAACGCTTATGCCCATCACCCCTTCCAAGGTGACGGTGAAGATCAACAACCAGAACAAGACTATGACCCTGATCAACGGGGAAGAAATCAACATTCTGAAGGCCGCTGGCCTTTCGGCTGTGTCCTTTGAACTGGTTCTTCCCCAAGTGTCTTATCCCTTCAGCAACGGTGGAGCGCAAAGCGCCGCCTATTACCTGTCCTTGTTTGAACGGTTGAAGGTGAGCAAGACCCCGTTCCAATTCATCCTGAACCGGCAGAAGCCCGGTGGCGGGATGTTCCATTACACCAATCTGACCGTTGGCCTTGAAACCTATGAAATCACCGATGATGCCGGTGAAGGCTTTGATGTGAAGGTGAAGATCAACCTGAAACAATACAGAGCCTATGGCACCAAGACCGTGACCGTGACCGTGCAACCGGCCAAGACTTCCGGGGGAACCGCCACCGCAACGGTTCAGGCGGCACCCCGGCCCACCACTACGGCCCCGAAAGCCGCCACCTATACGGTGAAGGCCGGGGATTGTCTTTGGAACATTGCCAAGAAGCAGTTGGGCAACGGGGCCGATTACACGAAAATTTATAATCTGAACAAGGACAAAATCAAGAACCCGAACCTGATCTATCCCGGTCAGGTTCTTACTTTGCCTTCCTGAAAGGGGTGATTCCGTTTGGCAGTTGAATTGTTCATCCAGCATAACAGCACCATTCAATTCCCCGTTGTCGAGGAAGGCGCAAAGTTGACCTTGGAGCGTAAGGGAACCCCCGGCAAGTTGGAGTTCACCGTTGTCAAGGGGCCGGGGCTGAACTTTGCTGAAGGTGATCCGGTGAAGCTGACTGTGAACGGAACCGCCATGTTCTATGGTTTTGTGTTCAAGAAGAAGCGTGACAAGGGCGGCACCATTGATGTTGTGGCCTATGATCAGTTGCGCTATCTGAAGAACAAGGACACCATCACGGAAGAAGGTTTGAAGGCTTCTGACCTTCTGAAGCGCATTGCAACAGATTTCCGGTTGAACCTTGGCACGGTGGAAGATACCGGCTATACCCTTGAAACCATCGTGGAAGAAAACCAAACGCTGTTTGACATGATCCAGAACGCCCTTGATGAAACCCTGATGAATACCAAACAGCTTTATGTTCTGTATGACGATGCCGGGAAGCTGACCCTGAAGAACATCAACACCATGAAGCTAAACCTTCTGATTGATGAAGAAACCGGGGAAAACTTCAGCTATGAATCCAGTATTGATGAACAGACCTATAACAAGATCAAACTGGCCTATAACAATGAAAAAACCGGTAAACGGGAATTGTTCATTGCACAGGACGGGGCAAAAATGAACCAATGGGGTGTCCTTCAGTATTTTGAAGAAGTTCAGACCCAAACGGGCGCTTCCGCCAAGGCGGATGCCCTGTTGAAGCTGTACGATCAGAAAACCCGCAAGCTGACCATTCAGAACGCTTTCGGTGATGTGCGGGTTCGTGCTGGAAGCGCCGTGGTGGTGGCCCTGAACCTTGGCGATATTGTCACCAACAATTACATGGTGGTGAACAAAGTCACCCACACCTTCCGGGGTGATGAACACATGATGGCGCTTGACCTGATTGGGGGTGAATTTATTGCCTAACGCTATTGATGCGGTAAAAAAAGCGGCTATGGAAGCATTAGAATCCAGCAAGCCGGTGAACATCCTGTTTGGAACCGTCCTTTCCGCTTCGCCCTTGAAAATTCAGGTGGATCAGAAATCCATCTACACTTCCAAAATGCTGATCCTGACCCGGAATGTGACTGATTTTGAAGTTGATATGACGGTAAACCACACCACCGAGGACAAGGGCGGCGGTTCTGGTGCGGCGGCGTATGAAGCCCACAAACACGCCTATGTTGGCAAGAAAACCTTCAAGGTTCACAACGCTTTGAAGGCCGGTGAAAAGGTGCTTCTGATCCGGGTTCAGCAAGGAAAGAAATTCGTGGTCATTGACCGAGTAAAGGGGGCTTGATGATGATTCCGCAAGTGCAGGACGATATTAAACAGGATTTCACCATTGAAACCCTTCCAAGCCGTACCTTCAGGATGAACCACGATAACCTGACCATCATCGGCACCATTGATGAAATCCAAGCCGTGGAACAGGCGGTTTTCCTGATCCTGAACACGGAACGCTATGAATGGTTGATCCATTCTTGGGATTATGGGGTTGAACTTCATAATCTGATCGGGAAAGATGTGGAATACTGTATTCCCGAAATTGAACGCCGGGTTCGTGAAGCCTTGCTTCAGGATGATAGGATCACGGCGGTTCAGAACTTTGAATTTACGGTGAACAAAAAGAAAGTGCTGACTACCTTCACGGTGGTCAGCATTTTTGGTGAAATCAATGCAGAATTGGGGGTTGAAATCTGATGTATGAAGCACAGACCTATGAAGCAATCCTTTCCCGGATGCTTCAGAAGGCGCTTTCCATCAATGGCAATTTGGACACCCGTGAAGGTTCATTGGTTTGGTGCGGTGACGCCCCCGCCGCCGTGGAATTGCAGAACCTTTATATTGCCCTTGATACGGTGCTGAATGAAACCTTTGCGGACACCGCAACCCGCCCTTATCTCATTTTGAGGGCGGCAGAAAGGGGGCTGAAACCGCAACCGGCAAGCCCCGCCGTGTTGCAGTTGAGCATTACACCAACCACCTTGCACCTTCCCATGAACACCCGCTTTTCCATCGGAGAACTGAACTATTATGTTTCGGCTGACCGTGGAAGTGGTAAGTATGAAATCACCTGTGAAACCGCTGGTGAAGCCGGTAATGACTACACCGGAACGGTGATTCCCATTGAGTATGTGGACGGGCTTGAAACCTGTTCCATTTCCGCCGTGGTGATCCCCGGTGAGGATGAAGAAGATACCGAGGTTTTCAGACAGCGTTACATGGATAGCCTGAACGCCCAAGCCTTCGGCGGCAACCGTGCGGATTATCTGGAAAAGGTGAACGCCATTCCCGGCGTGGGCGGTGTGAAGGTATATCGGGTTTGGAACAGCGATTTGAACCCGGCCAAGCTGATCCCGCCCACGGGAACCGACACTTGGATCAGCGGCCTTTCCGGTGTGTCCGAGGAAATCAAGGCGTGGTTGGATGCCGTGTATGCGGCGGGAGCCAATGGCAAGCTGACCGTGGGCGGAACCGTGAAGCTGGTGATCATCAACAGTTCCTTCAAGAAGCCTTCGGAAGCCCTTGTGGATCAGGTGCAGACCGCAGTTGACCCCCTTCAGAACGCCGGTGAAGGTGTGGGCATTGCCCCCATCGGTCATGTGGTGAGGGTTGAAGGCGTGGGTGAAGATACCATCAACCTTTCCTTCGATCTGTACTATCAGCGGGAATGGAGTTGGGATGATGTTTCCGCCTATGTCACAGAAGCAATCAACGGTTACTTCTTGGAACTGGCCCAAAGTTGGGCAGACCAGAATGAAGCCCTTGTGGTTCGTATCAGTCAGGTGGAAAGCCGCCTGTTGGGGATCACCGGTATTCTGGATATTGCCAACACCAAGATCAACGGTGAAGCGGCAAACTGTACCCTGACCCTTGACCACATCCCGGTTTTGGGAACCATTGAGCCGGGAACCATCGTGATCAACGGATAAGGGGGCCGGGAGCATGGAACGCAAACTGATTGATTATCTTCCCTATGTCATTCGTGATTATGCGGAGTTTCAGGGGATCATGGGGAGCGAACAGCCGGAAATTGAAAAGGCGTGGAACACCACGGATGATCTTCTTGATAACCAGTTCATTCCCACCGCTGGAAACATGGGCCTTTCCCGATGGGAAAAGATTTTGGGGATCACCCCCAAAGGCACGGACAGTCTTGAAGATCGCCGGTTCCGTATTCTGACCCGGATCAATGAAGAACTTCCGTACACCTTGCCCCAGCTTCGGAACATCCTTGAAACGCTGTGCGGGAAGGGAAACTATTCCGCTGATGTGGAAGAAGGCACCTATCAGCTTCTTGTGAAAATCGGGTTGGCCGCAAAGAACAACTTCAATGATGTTGAATCTTTGCTGAACCGGGTTGTTCCCCAAAACATGGTTGTGACCTTGCTTCAGCTTTATAACACCCATGCGGAACTTGGGCGGTTTACCCATGCCCAGCTTGCCGCCTATACCCATAATCAGTTGAGAAACGAGGTTTTGAAGAATGGCGAATAAAACAACCAACTACAAGCTGACTAAACCCCTTGAATCTGAATTTTATGATGTAGGGGTTCAGAATGAAAACATGGATAAGATTGATACCCAAATGAAGGCCAATGCGGATGCCATTGAAGCCCTTCAGAAAGGTCAATCCGGGAAGGCTGATCTGGTGGACGGTAAGGTTCCCGCCGAACAGCTTCCTAACATGAACTATGATGAAAAAGGCACGGCAGAAAGCAAGGTGAGCGAACACAACCTTGACCAAACCGCCCACCCGTATCTGTTGAACCAGATCGGAACCTGTGTGGAAGCGGCACAGAACGCACAGGATGCCGCAAATGCGGCCTTGGATGCTGTGTCCGGTATCGTCTATACCATCAATGTTCTTCCTTCGCAGAATGGCACCCTGACCTATAACGGACAGGCCCAAAGCCCTTCTTGGAACGCTTATAACCCCGATGCGCTGACCTTGGGCGGCGTGACTACCGGCACCAATGCGGGAACCTACACGGCCACTTTCACCCCCAAGGGGCAGTATAAGTGGGCGGATGGTACGCAGACCGCCAAGGAAGTGACTTGGACGATCAACGCCGCCACCATGACGGTTCCCACGCAGAAGAACAGTCTGACCTATACCGGTTCGGCACAAAGCCCCACTTGGAACAACTATGACAGCGGGAAAATGACGCTTGGAGGAATTACCAGCGGCACGAACGCCGGTTCCTACAATGCCACCTTCACACCGAAAACGAACTACAAGTGGGCTGATGGAAGCACCGGGGCCAAAACGGTTGCTTGGAGCATTGCCAAGGCCGCTGGTAGTTTGTCTTTGAATAAGACTTCCATCAAACTGACCGCCGCAAAGACCACGGACACCATCACCGTGACAAGAGCCGGTAACGGCACAATCACAGCTACTTCCAGCGCCCCCACGGTGGCTTCTGTGAGTGTTTCCGGTTCGGTGGTAACTGTTACCGCCAAGACCAAAGGAAGCGCTACAATCACCGTCAGCGTGGCCGCTGGCACCAACCACACGGCCCCGGCCAATAAGACCTGTTCCGTTGAGGTGACATTGCCCACCAAGGTTCTGAACGATAACAGTTGGGCAACCATCCGGGAAGTCAGTTCCGCAGGTTTGGGGGCCAACTATTGGGCCGTTGGTGATGTGAAATCCAT